CCGTCGAAGTTCGGGTTCTCACGGGTGAGCGTACGGGTGATGTCGCTCGACGTCTTGACCGCCAGTTTCTCCAAGGACAGGATCTCCAGCATATCGACCAAGTTGTTGATCGAGTGCTGAAGGGGGCTGTAAGCTCGCGCACCGGAGGCGAGCTCAGGCTCGTAAAGGTGAATCATGGCGTTCGCCGGCACCAGGCGGCTGGAGCCGTCCGAACGAATCACATTATAGGCGATAGGCTGACCGTAAGGCCCGAACTGAATGCCGTCCACCATGCCGGGGGGCGGGGAGCCCGAAACGGCGTTGCCGACACGGTGGGATTCGATGATCTGAAGGCGGGGCTCACCGCCGGGTCCACGGGTCTTGATGATGAAGACCTCGCCGTCACGATCCATCAGGCGGCAGCAGATATGCTGGATCTCGAAGAAAGAGAATCGGCCAGTAATGTCGCAACCCCGGGATGCCCACTTCTTGAAGTGCTTTTCGGCTTCGTCATCCCAAGGCTCGCTGCCGGACTGGGCTTGGGGCTTGATACCAGTGCCGATGGTATACATCGCCATGTTCGTCAACACCTCCCGAATGAGGCCGGCGTTGAGTTCCAACCAGCGCATCTTGCGCGTGGTCTCCATGCGGTCGAAGACCGTCATGGTCTTCTTCATGTCTTGGGGCCACGAAGACCAGATCCACGACCGCTTGTTGCTGAACTTAGCGGATTCGAAGTTGGAGAAGATGCCAGGCCCCGTGGTAGCCTGTTTACGCAGCTCCGGCGTCACGACGGCCTTCGTCTTCGGGAGTTCGGTCTTCTTTTTGGTAGACCGTTTACGGGGCGTATTGCTCATTAGAGACCTCGGAAGTTGTTCAGCAGGTTGATGACACGGACCTTATCGGGCGAACCGTAGGTCTGGGGGTCCTTGATCATCAGCGCGTAACGGGCTTCCAGAAGGGTCTCTTGAATCGTCATGGGGAAGGATTTCACCACGGACGTGCCGGAATCGGCGTACTCCATCATGACCTTGCCCTGTTTCAAGAGCTCGACGGCCTTAGCGACGATCGCCTGGATATCCTCGATTTCAAGGATGAGAAAAATGCCTTGGGGACGCGCCATATGGGTTTAGCCCCGTGTAAAGGGCCGGACGACACCCCCAATAACGACCCACAAGAGCCACCTGCTGGTCTGCAACAGATGTCGTCCGGCTTGGATCAGAGAATGCCAGTCGTGGAGCATTCGTCAAGAGGCATCTTCATGTTTTTCTTCGGCCGGCTTATCCTCGGGTTTCCCGTTGCGATTCTTGCCCCGGCCGATGAGTCGGGCCATGAGGGCGGGCACCAGCCCCATGACCTCGCAGTCCCAAAGGTGGTTGGCGCGTTCCCCGATGGGCAGCCAGACCGCCTGGCCGTTGGCCGTCTTGGTCCGGTGTTCGGACTGCATCTGCTTGCGGTACTCGTCCCCGGTGTCCTCGGCGTAGGTATGGTGGCCGGCGCGGCGTAGGCGGGTAAGGGAATCCTTGAAATACAGGTTGGAGAACAGGTAGAGCTTGCAAGATGCCTGGCCGACTTGGATCACCTTTGCACGCGCGTAAGGCCGGTAGGCGATCTTCACGCCGTAGGGCGTATTGATACGCCACGGGAATTCGTTCTGGCCCGACCCCTTGGTGGCGTTCCAGCCGTACCGGGCACAGGTCCGGTAGACCGTGTCGGTATTAGGGCCGTCGCCGGAGTCGACGAATACGAAGATATCGGCCACCTCAAGACGCTTCTGGGCTTCGCGCACCTGTTCGTCGGTATCGCAATACCCCCACTGAACGATGCGGGATTTGCCGTCGATGCTCCATGCACGGACGATCCAGTAATACCCCTTTCGCTGCACGTCGACGGCCATGAACCTCAGCCTGGCGAATTGCTTGGCCTTCTTGTATTCCTCCTTGAAAGGCGGCTCGGCTAGCTTGCTGTCGACCATGAACGCCTCGTCATCCCACTGGTCCAGCATCTTGTACCCTTGGGGCAGCACCTCGCCGCCGCCGTCATCGGGCTCCTCGCTCCATGGGAGGGCCAATCGCTTCTGCTTGAATTCCCGACGCAAGGTTTCGTCCCCATGCTCTTCGAAGGCGATCTTCGCGCGGATGACGTCCTCGGCCAGGCGAGCCCAATCGTAGCCCCATTGACCGCAGAGTGAATTCCAGTGGAACCCGACGATGCCCTTCGGCGCGTTCTGGTTCATGGGCACATACTCGCCGGTCGCATTGAGCTCCTGCCGGACGGCGAACGAATCCTTGTACTTGTGCTTGCAGGACTTGCACTCGTAGGTGCAGCCGTTCTTTACCTTGTCGATATCCCAGCCGGCCGGACCCTTCGCATCTTCCGGGTAGACGATCTGCTCCCATTCCCAAGGCTGCCTGAATCCGCATTGGGTGCATGCGAACGTCCACTCCCGGCGATCCGACTGATTCCAAAGTTCGGTGATGTCGTCGCCCTCGACGCCCCCTTGGGAGACCAGCAGGGACTTGCCCTGCCAGATGAACGCAGTGCGACGAGCCAAGGCTTCCTTCAAATGGCCCTTCGGCCAAAGCCACACTTCGTCGCCTCCTAGGAACCGGATGGATCGACGTTGGAGGTTCTTCTTGTTGTTCGCGCCGAGGACCCATGTCGTGTTGCGCTGGAAGCGGGTCTTCTTCCACTGGTTGCGTTCGGCAGCCTCCATCTTCGTGAACGTAGCCGGAGTGGCTTCCCACATGGGACGCAGTCGGTCCTTCTGCCAATCCTGCGCGTTGTCGTCGATGTCCTGCAAGAGCAGTGTCGGGCCTGGCGACCGGCTAGGGATGAAGGTTGACCAGAGCTCCAGCAAGGAAGACTTACCCATTTGCACGGCCCCAAGGACGACGATCGTCGTGATTTCCGGGTCCAACAAAGCACGGAGGATGGGTGCAAGGTACGGCGTGGACTCCACCCGGAACGGACCGGGTTGCGGAGAGCCTGGCACTTCGCGCACGTTCGCCTCCAGCCATTCGACGATATCGCCGTCCGGGTCGGGCGTCATCATCGCCCGAATGTGGTCCTCGAAGACCTGCTCGGTAGCCGGATCAATCCTCATCGGTCTGGACCTCGTCTACGGTCTCGTCTGGGTTCTCCTCTTCGGCCTCGACGGGCTCGGTGTCGTCGCCGTCCTTGACGGCCACCTCGGCGTAGCCGGCGGCACCGCTCAGGCGTTCCAGCATCTTCTTGACCTCGTCGTCGATGATCTTGAGTGCGCGGCCCGGGTTGTCAGGGTTGACCTTGAAGGCCAGTTTTGTGCCGAGCTGGTTCATCTCCTCACGGACTTGGGCGAAGACACGTCCGAACCTTTCGATCGCCGTCTGGGTTCGGATATATTCCCGGGATGCGATCTCCCGGGCTTGCAGTTCCTTCTCCAGGCTGACCAGCGTCTTCACCAGCTTGTCATAGGTCGAGTACGACTTGCTGGCATCCGGCGATCCGGAACGAAGGTCGTCCATGTACTGGGCATAGGCAAGGGCCTTGAGTTCGCGCTGCTTCTCGACGGTCTCCGTGAAGTCACGGTCGGGACGGACCTGCGATCCACCGCTGCTGGTGGATCGACGTGCCATGTACCAAGCCTCGGCCGACTCGATGGAGTCGATGGGCATCCCCTGCGTGATGAACTTATTGATGGCTTGCTTGGTTACCCCGAACCGCGCAGCCAAGTCTACTGGACGTACCTTGTCGCTCATTTGCGGGTCATGTGGTATTTGATTTTACGCTGGCACTTTAGGTAGACACGGCGGTATTTGTTCCGAACCCACATGGCCCGTGAACGGGACCAAGTTTTGCGTGAGGTAAAGAACTTCTCATCGCTCTGGACCGATACAATCTCAAGGAACTCGTCTTGGTATTTAATCGTCCCGCCGACGTCGGGCAACTTGTCCGACTTCCGCTGGATTATCTCCATGTCGATGGTGCAGACATAATCACCCGGGTAGATGTCCTCGGACAAGTCTCCGCAATCAATGTCCCAGCCGGGAACTCCTGTGTAGATGACGCTCACAGTTTACGCCTCCGGGCTTTGGAAAGTTTCTGGCATGCGGACTCTGACTTCATGTAGATGCTCGGAGGCAGGTTAAGGTTCCGCTGGATGGTCTTCACCCGGGCCGAGACGGCTGCGCGGGTCAGTTTGTGCTCCTTAGCCAACGCCGTCATGGTCGGCTGGTCGGGCATCCCTAGGGCGAGCTTGATGCAGGTCGCATGCAAACGTACGGCCCGGTCGTTGGAGTCTGCCAGCACCGATAGCACCCGGGTCAGCAGCTCAAGAACCTCTTCATGGGAATACGTCCGCACGATCACGACTTCCTCCTCCCGTTGCCGGCGGTAGAAGTTGACCGCCTGGAGGAAGTTGATGTCGAACCCGTTCGGCGACGACTTTGAGAATTCGCGCTGGGCACCTTCCTGCGGACCGTCCGTGCTGTCCGTCTCGCCACCGAAGTACCGGTGCGCGTACGGGACGCCGTCGTCGGCCGGGGCGTCTGGATCAAACCCGGTGAGCAGCAAAGCATCACGTTCAGCCTTACTAGCCCGTTTCCAAAGTTTGCGGTACTCGTCATCCAGGCTCATGGCTCTAGGAGCCTCTCGACGTTGTGGCAGACGGCCAGCATGATCCCCGCCTCGTTGACTAGAAGGTCGGCGACATCGGTGTTGCCCTCGTCGGCGATCTGCGACGCGCGGAGCAGGTTCAGGCCGGCGACACGCCGCAGCATGATTACGTCCTGCTGGAGCTCTTCGATGAAGTCTGCGTTGCCGTTGTCGATGACCACGGCTCCTACGAATGTGAACCGATTGTCGGTAAGTCAAACGGCTTAACCGTGCCGTGGATAAATGCGGCCGTCGTCGGTACGGCCGACCATCCCCTTACGCATGGCTAGCCGGACTAGGTTCCAGGCAGCCTTGGCGTCGACGTCCTCCTCGTAGCAAAGCTTCCACTCCCGGGCCAGCGCGTCCCGGAGCTGGTAGGGGAAGACCGGGTCGGCCGGTATCAGGTTGAAGACCGCCTGGACGAGCTGGGCCTTCTCGTCCGACTTAGCCAACCGCGCGACGTTCAGCTTCTTGATGTGATCGGCCATCCGCTCCGGGGACTGCCGCCAGGCTTTGGCCCAAGGGGATTCGGCTTTCGGGGAGTAGGATCGGCGCGGTCGGAAGGGTCGGGGATGGCTCATGGCCCGCCTTATTGGCGAGCCCTTCCAAGGGCTTCAAGCCAATAATGGCGAAGGCCATTATATACTGTATTACTCTACCTTTAGGTAGAGTACAGTATATGTATTGCTATATGTGTTGCTACAGACGTTGCTACAGACGTTGCTATAGCAAAACAGTAGCAATACATATGGTTTTGGAGGTTTACCCCCGGGTACTCAGCGGAGTCGGAAGGG